GATTTATTGCATCCTCAATCGGTCTGTAGTTTAAGGTCATCCAATGGCGCTTACTCCATTCTGTGTTTAACCTTCTTCCGCCTCGGGCTTCTATTAAATCATCAATAGAATACTGACCTGATGCAATAAGCTTGTCTGATGCCTCCGCATTTTCAAAAACAGATATATCACGCAAAGGGGCAAGACTGATACTGACGTAATTTCCCTTTTTGAAGCCCTCTGTTTTATAAACAGCTGCATTTATGGCATTTTCAAGAAGCTCCGCAATAGGCTTAACTGCCTTGCCGACTGTATATTTATCGGCATTTTCAGTGTTTTCAATATTACCTAATATGGCTGCAGGGTGAATGCCGTAACCGATTGCGGTTTTGGAAATCATTTCGTTAATAATATTTCGTATATCCTCAACCTCGCTTTTTTTGGTTGAGCTTCTGTCTGCATTTAAATCTTGATAGCTCATTCCCTGATACAGCGGCAAAACGGAATTTTTGTTATTTGAAAAGAATTTTCTGAAATCCTCGTTCAATAATTTTGTTACCTTTTCCTGAAATTTCTCGTTACCCGATTGCATTGCTTCGATTGTCAGAATACCTTTTTTGTAACTGGAATTGGTGAAATTATCCATTGCGGTTTCAGTAAGCTCCTGCAAACCTGAAAGCAAATGCGAAATCTTCTGCCGAATATTAACCTGTTCATTGCTGAATTTTATGTAAATTTCATCCTTTGAATAGAATGTGTTTACAAAACGCTCCTCGCCGACCTGAACAGATGAAAACATATATTCACCGGTGCCGTAACGCTTTGCTTCAAAGCTGTCTGCAATAATTAGGTCATTACCTTTTTCAAATATCAAAACCTCGTTTTGAATTAAAAGTTTGCTGACGAATTCCTTTTTAAATTCGGATGCACTTTGATAAGCATTCGGCTTAATGTTCCATCTGTAATAATCCGCATCATACTGCACCTCATTATTCCGATAACAATTAATTCTGCACTTTGAAAATTCTCTGGCAATATATTCAACTACAACAAAATGGGCATATATTTCAGCATTGATTTTTCTTTTTATGTAATCTGAATTGCGCACTAATTCTTCAATTAACTGTTCAATTTCATCATCGGAATTTTGCTTTTTTCGATTAAAAAATATTCCCATAATTTTTTCCTTTCGTTAATATTCATAAACACTGAATTCAAAATCATTAAACGCTGCATACCCCTGCAGCAAATCAAGACTTGTCATAGCTGCGGCAAATGCCATGAATCCATCCGTTTTCCTACTGTGCGGTTCCTGTTTTCCATAAGAAAATTCCTCTCGTTTTTCAGGGCGCAGCATTGCATTATTTACATACCAGCGCATCAGCGGCGAATCGCCGAAAATAATGTTGTGATTGGTAAAATAACTGTCAATAACCGGAACTGCCTTAATAATATCACTCGGCCGCACAAGCTTAATATTGTTTTTGCCGTTTTTATCTGCATCAAATCCAATATCAATTAAGGCAGCCTTTACAAGCGAATAACGATAATTATCAAGATTTGCATTAACCGGAATATATCCGTGTTTTATAATTTCATCATCAAGCCAATCTGTAATCATGTCCGCCGAAATTTCAGGTGCATCAACAAATGTCAATAAACCGTCAGCCTCCAACTTTTTCAGCGGTGCCTTAATGCGATGCAAATCATCAGACCTTGTACATACCCAAGTATGGCTTTTCCAAACAACCTTGCCGTCAACAAGTAACAGAAAGCCTGCTGCTGCAAAATCCTTTAATCTGGCATAATCTATACCGACAAGGCAATACATACCATCTGTGTTTACCATTGGCTGATTTGTAGCCTGAATATTTTCAAGGCTTGTAACAGGTTTTTTATTTGTACCTTTCGGTCGGCCCATTTTCTTAGTCATAAACGCTAAATGGGATGAAGGACTGCGCTTGTATTTGTTGTAATCGCGACGCCAGCTTTCCATAATGTTTGGAAGATAGATAATAGACGGATTTGCCATAACCCAATTCTTTTCATCATGCACCATATCATCCTCGGGAAGTCGGCAAATAAACGGATATACACCGTTATCGTCAATTACACCATTCAGAATGTCAGCGGCGTTCTGTATCATCTAATCAATAGGACAATCTCGCACATCACCAAATGAGGTTATTTTGGTAATTCGTCCGTTCTCAATTTTACCGATACCGCCTTCAAGCACATCAAGCAGTGCCGAATTTTCATAAGCATGCAATTCATCAAAAACAAGTCCGCCCTGACGGCCGCCATCCTTTGATTTCGGCGCCGAAGTGCCGTAATAAATTTTTGAACCTGTTTTTTTATTTGCAATTCTTGTTTGACTCCATGTGAAATACTTTTTAAAATAATTCGGATTGCTTTCAAGAATACTGTACAGTTCATCAAAGCTTTGCTTCGCATTATCCTGTGCAACCGCGAATGTACCGACATCAAAATTTTTAATACCGTTAACCGGGCTTATCCACGAAAACTGTTCAAAGCTGCTGTAACCGTTTTTTCCCGACTCTCTGCCTATCGCTATCTGCAGCTCCGGGAAGCGTAAAAATCCGTCACGGCGAAACATGCAGTTATGAATCGTGAAGCAATAACGTTCCCAGGGAAAAAGCTTAAAAGGGAAATATTTTTCGAGTGCGAAATATCTGTCCGCCAATGCATCATCAACATAAACATCTTCATTTTCAAAAACTCTTTTTATAAGCCGGATGCCTTGATGCTGTTCTGGGCAGGCTAAGATTTCGCCGCTTTCGATTAAGCCAATATAATTTTGAATGTTATAGTTCAGATTCAAAATCATCATCCTCATTCAAAATAGTGTCAACCGTTAATCCAAGCTGATTAAGAATAGAAAGCTTTTGCTTATTACACATAATTTTTGCCTTGATGCTGGGATTTTCCTTGTCATACTTTTTGCCCTGTGCCGATATGGCAGTGTAAACAATACCGCGCTCTTCAATATCCTTCTTGAATGCCCGTTCCTGCTCTTCAAAATTCATATAATCATCAATTAAAGAGAGAAAAAACGGCGTTTTTGCCCCTTTTTTATCCAATTGTTCCACAAGCGAATCTTTAATTTTCTTTAAAGTTATATTTTTTTTAGATGCCAGATTTTTCAACTCCTTTTATCAGACGAATTTTCCCTCGCGTGCGCGAGGTCTTTAAAATGGACGGGGGCAGCTCGGTTGTCGCAAGTGTAAAAAAATATAAAAAAATTGACCGGGGGGGTTACCAGCATTCCTCGGTCAAGATATTATTGTTATTTGTTTTTTCGATTTCATTATGACAAGGCCAGCAAACGGGTTCAATGTTATCCGGATCAAGTGCGAGTTCCGGATTAAGCTTAAGCGGTTTCTTATGATGCCCAATACCCTTACACTTCTTAGCGTTGCTTTCGCCAGGTCGAAGAAGCAAAGTCAATCTGCCTTTGCGCTTGCACTCCTGGCATTCAAAATGATTGCGCTCAAAAGAAATCAGCCTTGCCTTCCGCCATGGGCGGGAGGTGTAGAATTCGGAAAGCTTATCCTTAAGAATTAATTCATTAATCCATTCCTTTAATTCTGCATTCATTTTTTATTTGGCACACGAAAAATATAACAATATCTTTTGCCTGCTGCATACATCAAATACTGTTGTATGTAGCTTATGGCAAATAAGAAATGCACAGAAAAATCATTCGTTTTTTATCTCTGCAACAATATTGTAAATAACTTTTTCGTTCCACAGTGCCCTATTTTTCAAATTTGATTGTTTTTTTCAGCTATTATGTATAACAATTTCCGCTTTCTGTAATAAAAATTCTTTCTGCTTATTCCGGGAAGATAAAAGTGCTCATATACATTATTCTTGCTTTCACAGTTTAAAACGAGAGCGTTTTTAACAGCATTTTTCAATGGAATATTTTTAATATCTTCGCACACCTCTTCCAGTGCCGAATTAACATTTTCAATAATAAACTGCTCATTTTCATTACTTAAACCACGGCGCGCCTCATCTGTGCGCCTGAATTGCCCCGCAACAATCCAACACACAGAATATTTAACATCTCTCGGAAGTTTAAATTCATTCTTCATCAACTATTCACCAAAACAATTTGACCATTCTTCTTTTAAATTTTCATAATACGGCTTCAATACCATCTGCTCGAAATTATTATTCTTATTGCTTAATGATTTTAAAACTGCATCTGTTGCATTCTCTTTAAACGCTTTAGCAAATATCTTCTTTCGTCTTTTATATTTATTAAGCATTTTTTCGTAATGATTATCCGTTACGCCTGCAAAGTATCGTTTGCCGCATTCCGGACATTCAAGATATGTAATTTTTACGCCCTCCTCCTCATCAACCGTTTTCACATTAAACTGCGGTTTGAATTCAGCATTACACTTATTACATGTGCATATAAAATCTTTTTGCATAATCAACACTTCCTTTTTTTATTACCATGATTTGTATTTTTATATTTAAACATAACAACGGAAACATACCAGTGCCCATTGTATTTGTTATACCTTGAAAAGCAACGTATGAAACGATAGCCTTTATATCTTTTTTCCCAATAATCGGCATCGTCACAATGAAGCTTCGCCATTCTCTCAACAGTTTTTCTACCAATTTTACCGTCAATGGGTTTTAATACTTTAGGCTGCTTCAAGCCTTTCGCAGTAACATAATTCTTTTTTCCCTGCGGGTCCTTTCTGATATATTTACAGAAAGCTTCCGGGCCGTATGTATCAGGATCATATTCATCAACATTCAAGTGACCGTTATGCCACAACTTTTTAATCTTTTCTCTTGTTATGCCTCGTCCTTGAATTATCAAATGAAAATGCGGATTAGGCAGTCCCTTTTTCGCTCCTGATTTATACACACTGCATTCTCTGACATAAATATATAAAGAACGTTCCAAGCCGTTTCGTTTTTTGTAATCATTAATTCTTCTGATGAAGTTTTTAATTATTTTATCCAATTCTTCAAGCGAGGAAGGCGAATTATTAACAGTGAATGTCGGAGTACAAACAAAATCCCTCTCATCAAAATTAGCATTAATCAGTTGTATTATTCTTCTTGTTCCGCGATTGTAATTGTATTCCATTTGTTCTTCTGTGCTCGGATTTGTTTTCGGCGCTCTTGTCGGAATTCTTCTGCCGGATGGATTTATAGGAAAAAAATCCACGTTTAACAATCTGTTTGCTTTTTCTTTATGTTCCCGAATCATAATTTAAACCTTCCACAAATTTTTAACAAAGAAAAAAGAAGCAAAAAAGAAATTATATTAAATGTTGAAATATGGAATATTCTTTACGGTTACATTATGGAAATCAAAGATTGCCACAATGTAACCTAAATATCCCACATTCCAACATTACGACTACTACTATAAAACATCATAATCATAATATATAAACAATAGCTATATTTACTTCCTTTTTTCGTTGACTTGTTAACATACAGTACAAGCCCTTTTGCCGGACTTTCACCAGCTTGTTTTTTATACTGAAATTCATTATAGACCAAATGCAGCTACCTTCAGACCTAAGTTCGGAATCGGTCTGCTAAGTGAATTTTTTATCTGCTGCGAAAACCG